TCCTTGGAAGATCGGGGTGTTCTAGGACTGGCTGCCACTTTTCTTGTAGATGTTCTGTCTGAAACATTTTTGTTTCTCCTTATTTTTTGTTACATCCGTTAATAATAATTAAGCACTCGCCTTGTTACGACTGATAGCTGACATATATGCCTTCATTGCATCTGTCGTATCAATGTCCTCTGCGGTGCCACCTTCTCCATCATCTATAGCTCCATCATTAGACGTTGGTTGCGTTCTGGGAAAATAATTTTCCTTGAGAGTATTAAGTTTCTCACGGAAAGAATCTTCATCAGAAAACTCAACATCTTGAGTTAATGATTTGAACTTCTCAATCTCGGTATCGGCCAAATCGTCTGAAACTTCAGAAATGACCTGTTCACGAACTAGAACGTCTTCTTTGAATTTACCTTCCACATTCCTCTGGATTGCTTCATTCAATTTTCCTTCTAATTCGGAAATCTTTTCAGATTGTGCTTCCAGAACGTCATACTTTTCGTCTGGAACGTCAATGTAATGATCTTCAAACAACTGTTTCAGTCCAGAAATAAAGTCTTCTGCAATCTCGCCTTTAAGTCCACGCTCAATTGCTAACTCATTTTCCTTAGTCCATTCGTCTACAACGTAGTTGAGGTAATTATCAACCTTCTCAGTCATCTCTTCTTTAAAGGTTTCAATTTCCTGATCTTTCTCTTCTTGACTTACATCCACAATTCGTTCTACTTCAGATCGAATTCTAGATTTAACAGCCGCTTCAAAAATATGAGCAGCCTTTTCTTTGAACTCTTCTGAAAGGTCTTCACCTTCTACAAGAGCTGCAACATCTTCTTTAACATTAATCGATTTAATTTTCTCTTCAATCTCTGCCTTGGCATCTTGAAGTTTCTTTAAGGCCTCTTCTGTCTCAGCGTGATCAGCCTCTTCAAGTTTTGCAGCATGTTGGGCCAACATCTCTTCAATGTCTCCCTTCTTCATCTTTGCAATATTCTCAAGATGCTGTGCCTTGGTTAATCTTTTGGTTTCGGCAAGTTCCTCGCCGTCATGTTCAACTTCGTCACCAGCTGCAAGTTTTTTAGCCTCGCCTGGAGTTGCTTCGCCTGAACTTCCTTGTTTCACTTTTGGTTCCTCCTTACCTGATTTGCTGATTGCATCAGAAATTTTAGTGGCCGCAGCAGATGCTTTTCTACCAATATCTTTATCAGATCGGTCTTCATCAGCACCTTTTTCAACTTTTGCATCAGGTTTTGCTCCACCCAATTCTTTCTTTTCGCCCGGAACTTCTTCTTTTTTATCTGCCCCAGCGACATTAGGAGCAGGTTTTTTAGCATTTCCTACACCTTCATCGGCATTATTTGAACCTAAGCCGAGGTCTTTCTTACTTCCAGAAGTACCATCATCTAACGGTTTCTCAGAAGCCTCTTCAAGTTCCGCAAGAACTTCTTGTTCAAGTTCTTCAATTGTTTTTTCTAATTCATCGGCCATAGGGATTACTCCTTTTTCTGTGTTAATATTTATAAATTAAAGTTTCTTGAGGAACTTTGCAAACTCCAAAGCCTCTCTATTTGCGTCCCGATTACGCTGTTTTGTATCAAATTTTTTCTTTAAATCCGCAACATGTGCCTCAACAAGAGCTCCATTATTCCAAACCCACTCTTTTCCTTCCATAACACCTTCTACAAACGCATTAGGTGCTGAAGGATCGGCAACAATATCCGCTGCTGTTGCAAGATAGAAATCATCCTTTACATAATTCGTTCCACCCTTTTGTTGTAAACTTCCCATTCCTCTAGAAGAAACTCCCAATTTACACCCCTCGTCCATCAAATTTTGAACTATTTTTCCCATAGGAGTATCCATAATCTTTGCTTCACCCAGAAAATTTTTACCATCTGGAACCAAACTAGTAGTAATGTGTGAAACCCTTTCAAGATTTACTGTCGGCCCATCTGGATGACCCAATTCACCAAAAGCTCTCTTTTGTTGAATAAAATTCTTGTTATATTTACTAACTTCTTTCTGCAAAATTTCCAGAGGATAAACACGGCCATTACGATTTTTAATATCAGCCTGTAGAAAAACACCTTTAATTTTGTAGTTTTTCTTACCATTTTCTGATGCTTCAGTAATATATTCTACTTCTTCTACTGTTTCTGAAAATAATTTTACCGTTTCCATTTTTTTAATCCCATATCTTATACTTAATTGGTTGTTTCTTTTTAGAAATAAACGTAAAATCTCTTATATGATGTTTTTTACGGCTAATTCCTTTTTGTGGAAAACCTACACCCATTAACAAAAGAGGCGTATTTTCTAATAAAGCAATTTCTCTAATTTTTTCAAAATCTCCACATTGGCAACATCCTGTACGATATCCCATAAGAGCGGCTGTAAGATTTAAATACCCAGCAGCAATACCCAAAGCAATATTTCTATCTCTTATCAATTCCTCTTTTTTACTAGGACTTAATTTACCATTCATTACAAATTCTCTTGTAGCTTGATTTCTATGAAAATCATTTTTTAAATCTTCTGTAAAATCATGTTCCTCAAATATAACCAAAAGATTAGCAAGGGTTTGTGGATTAGTTTCTGTTATTCGTTTTTCGTTTGGATCATAAACAGGCGGCGTTCCTCTATTATCCTGATATGTACTAAATCCATACGTATGTTCGTGTATATCTTCAATCATATCTCGATCTTGCACAAAGTGTACCTTGTAAAACGCAATATTTTGTTTACTAGGACAATTAGTAACAGCATGTAGAAGGGATTTTAAATCTTCCTTCGGAATTTTCTGATTTAAATCCCAATTACGCTGTGTATGTTGACTACGAACTACTGCTTTTTCAAATTCTTTATGTGTATGAGCATCTAACATCATGTTATATCATCCCATCCAGAAACTTTTCTCATTTTCATTATTACTGTACCAGTACATGCACTATCATTTTCTATGTAAATGTCACCATCTAAACCCGACCCAGCATTATTTGCGATAGATGGCATCGCCTGGCCACCAGCATTATAACTACCATTCGCATTTAACGTAAATGCAGTTACATTTGCATCGGCATTCCATTCAATTTCTGTAACAGAACTAACTGTCCACCAAATTGAAACGATAGAAACTCTAGGATCAGTGGCAGCACCACCAAGAGCAGATACATCAACAACTTTTAAAGCAGTTCCGTTTGTTCCTGTAATCGTACTTTTTGTAACAACTTCAAAGTCAGAATCCATTAATGTCTGTGTTGTGATGGCCATTATTCACTCCCTATATCGATAGCATTTCTTTTTCAAAGTAATCCATGACCTTTTTTTCAGGCACCTTGAATTTTTTTGATACATCATTAATTGTTTTCTCAAATGTATTTAGGAAATCTGAAGGTTTAGCATCCATTTTTTTAAAAATAGCATCAACAGCTTCCTTCATCTTAGGAGACAATTTCTTGTACTGCTTAGATTTTTTATGTTCATCTTTCTCAACTATGGGGTTATATATACCCTCAAACGTTTGTGTCATCCGATTCTACCTTTGTATTTGCAATAGTTCTGGATATTTCTTTTCTTTTTATTTCTAAAGCATCTCCAACTTTTGTTGTTATAGAATTTTTAAAAGCTGTATTAGCTTCTATATTATTATCTGTAATAACCGAATCTACAAATTCTCTATTCATTTTTTTCTTCCTTTCAATCCATTCTTAACAAGAAAACTTTTATCAAACTCTTCTTCTCCAGAAGGATTAGGCGTATCAGCAGCTGAGCCGGCTGCACCCTCTGGAGGGGGCTGCGGAGCAGTTGGTGTTGCAGATGGTGCGCCTGGATCAAGTCCTATAGCAATTTTTGCTCTATCATCAGCAGGCATCTTTGGATCAATTGGCATCATATCGGGCCCAACTGGAATTCTTTGTATTCCGTCACCGCCTGGAGGTACAATAATTCCACCATCCATAGGATCTGTTTCAGTCTCACTTTTGATCTGATCACGCATAGTCTGAATTTCAGCATCAGTCATATGCAAGACTTTCTTCAAAACATACTCTTTGCTGAAGAATGTACCAATATAAGGTTCAATCGAACCTAACTGATTAATTCTATCTTCAAGTAGTTCAGATTCTTTAAGAGCTGCAAAATGTCCATCTTCCAAGAAATCATACTGAATATGTTCTTGCATCTCGGCCCAATCTTCTGGAGCAATTATTCCTTTAAGGAGTAATTGAGTTTTGAGAACGTCAGTGAATAGGGGAGTGAATTTTTTTCGTATGCGTTGTACGAACTTAGTGAATTTAAGTTCATCCCTTGTAATTTCTGTAGATCGGCCGAGACTAAATCCTGATTCAGATTCAAGTCTTGAAATCGGCACGTTAAGTGAACGGTATAATTTTCGTTGGAAATATACGATATCATCAATTTCTCCTAGATTGGAACCGCCAGGGAGAGTAGTAATCTCTGTTCCTCTGCCCCCTTCACGCCGTGGAAGCCAGAAATCTTCAAGCATTGACATATGATTTCTATCATCTCGTATTTCTCCTGTAGTCGCATCATAAACTAACTTGTTACGATAACGATTCATAACATCCTTGAGATATTGTTCTGCTTTAATTTTGGGGAGATTACCAACATCAATATAAAAAATTCGACGTTCTGGTGCTCGAGATATCCGATAGATAACCAGTGCATCCTCAATCATTCGTAATTGATTTACAGGTTTGATTGCCTTATGAAGATAAGACATAACTCTGCCGCTATTTCCATCTATAAGACCAGATGGTACATAAACAATAGCATCAAGAGCAATTTTAATACCTTGATTAGCTCCTGTTCCCATTAATCCTGCTTGTTGAATTCCTTTATCATTGTAAACAAAATATTCATCTATCTTTTTAATCATTTCTACAGCAGTTTTTTGATCAGGTTCTTTTTGAATTTCCCTAACTTTTTTAATCTTCGTAGAATCAATCCATCTAAGTTCAGATACACCTTTTCTTGGATTTTTTGTATCTATAACTTTATGATAAAATATTCTGCCGTCAATATACCATCGTCTAAAAATATCGTGTCCTTTGACGCCAAAATCTAGTAACCTAAGAACTTCATCAAATTCTTTTCTAAGTTTACGTTTAATTTTGTCGGAATATGGAATATTGTCTAAATTAATTTCTACAGGAACATCTGTTTGATTTGCAACAATTCCTTCATTTATTATATCTTCTATAGCAGCATCGCACTCAGATTGTTGGGAAATATCTCGATATCTCTTTATTAAATCGAGTTCAGTCTTTTCTCTACCATCTACATCTAAAATTTGGCCAAAAAAACCACCACCAGAAATATCGATGGCGCCATCATCAGGAGCAGGGGAAGTGAATGTCTTTCCACCCCCCTTGTCCTTGGTTGATTTTTGTATGCTAAATCCGAAAAGTTCGGCCATAATGTCTCCTACTCTTTACTATTTAGTAGGTATCAAATTAGAAGTTAACGCCTGAAGCTTCAAAGTGTTGATATCTCCAAGTTACCTCAAAAGTCTCAATATCTGCCGCAGCATCAGAAGTTAACTCAATTGCAGCAACACTTACTGGCCATGCACTTCTGAAAATATAACTTTTAAGAATTGTATCATCCCTATCCAACTGTTCAACAGTTAAATCACTTTGATAATCAGCTGGAGCTATAACACCTGTATTATCTGCAAGATCATTTATGCCGTTAGACCATCTTTCCATGGCATTACGGATCATAAAATCTGTATCATTCATAAATGTGGTTGTCCATGTATCTGTAAATTCTCTATCCCCAGCGATATAAATGTTACGACCACGGAAGGGAATTGAAATTTCAGCCAAAGTTTGAGCAGGCAATGAAGAAGATCGTATAAGAAACGAAGATCGACGGACATCTAGTCCAATTGCAATGCCAGGAGGAGGAGTTATCGTTACCCGAAACTGATTCGCACGAGCACCACCACCGATTAGATTAGCTTTGAAGTCATCTATATTAGCCATGATTAACCTCCTACCTCACTAAAGGCGACACCTGTTCGTACCGCAATAAAGTTTAGGGTAATGAAGTTAATTGAGCGAGCAGGTTTAATGTAAATATCTCCAATAAACTCGTTACGGTCAATAACCTCACCTGTATTATTTGTTGAATCACAGACTACCTTAAAGTCAAAGATTCCTCGTCTTCCTTGCACATCCCTCAAGAAAGGTTCTACCATGTTTCTAAATTGCGCTCTTGTAAATTCATCGTTGAATTCAAAGAGTTGATATTTAGATGCAATGGCAATTGCTTTCTCAAGTACCAAGAACAATCGACGTACATTAATTCGATCAAATGCACTTGGTTTAGAAAGTCCAGTTTTATCACCAAAGAGAATTACACCTTGGCCTGGGAAATTAACTACAGGGTTAATCCGTTTCCTGTAGAGTTGATCCCTTTCACTGTTCTTAGGATTATAGGAAAGTTTAATCGCACCTCTTACATGACCTCGGTTATATCCAGCAGGAGAGAACCAAGGATCGGCAACCTTATCTGCATTTGCACAAAGTCCAGCCATATCGCCGTTTAGTGGTACATATCGATATACGTCATTGTACTTATCGTACATATATTTGTATCCACTGTCAAATACCACATAAGACGATGATGGAAGGGTATCAAATCCTTTTATTACATTTGCAGTTTGAGCTATTGAAGTAGCTATATTTACTGTCCCAGCTCGATATGGGGAAATAAATGCAACACAATCCTTACGAGATTCTACAAGATCGATAAGCATTGTACCATGTGCGTCCATTCCAGCAGTAGTATTTGCTACACCAGAACTGGGCCCAGCAAGAACCAGATTTATATCAATATTTTCAGTGTCGTCATACAGCCCGTAAGCAAGTTTAAGTTCACCAGCCGTTACTGAATAATCATCTGTTCCACCTGTCATGTTTACTACTGTAATTATAGTTACAGCTGTATATGTGGTGGTTGTATCTGTGCCCCAGTTAGTACCAGCAGCAATATGATCTCCCCAATAAACGTATTCAGATTGTCTGAAAAATACATCTGGATAGTATATGCTATCCCCTTGAGGTGATTTTGCTATAGGACATTTTGAAAGTTTCTCAAATCTTTCAATTACCGAATTGGTTGCCTGACCAGCAACATCATAGTCAAAACCAGTGATATCGCCAGTTGTATCGTATACTACAACGTGCAATTCGTCATTGGAACCACGATTATTATCAGTAGCCCACTGTGAAGTGCCAGGAGGGCCATTAAAAAGATTATAGAAAGCCCAACGTCTGCGAATATAACTGTTCAAAGGTATTGCAGCTTTCAGTCCAGCACCATTAGGATCACCCGCCAAACGGATAGTTGCGACTTGATTTCCTACATTAACGGCAGTTACTTGATACTCATTTCCTTCATCACCAGAGATATATGCAAAAGTAGAAGCATCTGAGCTTGCATCAACAGATGAGAATGAAATTAAATCACCCACGTTAAGTGCATAACCAGATAAATCTATATTATCAAGTGTTATGCTTGTATCTCCGATAGCAGAATCAGAGTTTTTGACTTGATTTTGGTCTGTTAAATGCTGCTCATATGCAGTAGCCGAGGGACATACTTGAAGTCCGAGGGAATTACCCCATGTACCAGCAGTTTTTGCATACCAATCGTTTGAGGTTACTTGGCCATCACCTGATTCAGACCAATAATCTGCAAGATAAACAGTGTCGTTCTTAATTAAAACACCACTTGCCTCACCAGCATTAAGAAATCCTGATATCGGGCGAACAACTTTTAGTTGATCGGAGTACTGTAGGAAACTTGAAGCAGTAAACCACCATTCAAAATTACTTGTATTAGGTTTACCAAAAGTTTTTAATAAATCTTCCTCACTACCTATAGTTACAATTTCACCAACCGTGCCCTTGGCTGCGGGCATAGCAATTGCCCCAACTGTAGTAGCAACTGATGGAACGATATTAGTAAGGTCAATCTCTCGTACATGTACGCCAGGAGAAGATAGAAAAGACATGTTTGTGACTCCTTCGTTTTAAGAGTTTTTTATTATACAAGAATATTTATAAAAAATCAGTTCCCAATAGACGAATTTATATGTGTTATAACATATAAATATTAACATGGGAAATGACCATTATGAGAAATATAAAGACACTATCAAGAAGGTAGCTAGAAGACATTACCGTAAAAGAATTGTTCTTTTAAATGAATTTTTAGCAGATAAGTTCTGTCAGCACTGTGGAGAAAGTGAAACAGTATGTCTAAAATTCTATCCCCACGATTCAGAGATACGTAAAATAACGAAACGAGTCGGGACTAGCGACAAGTCTAGAGAAGAAATTTTTCACCTTATGAATAAATCTCATATTCTCTGCTCCAATTGTTGGATTAAATCAGACAATGATTTAATCGAATTTATCTAAAATTACCAATTACTACCATAATCCCTCACTACTGGATTCCATCTTGTACCATATTCGTCTATAACTTCACCTATATTTTCATCTTCTAGTCCTGTAACAACAAAACCAAAAGGTGCCATATCCTGTTCTAATGCATCTTGTTGCTCTCTCATCATAGTAGTCCGAACATCAACATCTGTTAATTCTTTAAAATATGTCTGATCAGAAGCCCATGCAAATAAGAATAAACATGCTACCAAATCATCCGTGCAACCCTCATCGGCCTCAAAAGAACTTCCTTTCACAATAAAGGTAGATAATTCACTAATCGTATCCAAATCTTCTATAATAAGTTTGTTGTCCTCAATCAATTGTTTCAAATTAGAACATCCTGTCTTTTTAACAGATTTAGTGGTTCTTACTCCCAATTGTGCTCTACCCCCTGAGAAGCCCCCTCCAAGGACTTGTCCGGCCCGTCCACGCATGGAAGCCATCATTAGGTTGTCATACTCCAAATCAAACTGTAAAGTATTTGCTACCTGTTCTCCTATATCGTTTACTTCCACCATAACAAATGCTTGATTATATGCTCGTGCAACGTCATATATTTTACTGGGAAACAGTAGAGGTTTAATCTCATTGTCCCTGTATTTTGCAACTAACTTGTATGGAATTTGAGATATATCTATAACTGCAAAAGCAGAATAATCCTTCGCAGTTCCTCTTGACACATCAACAGATATCATATATGTGTGTTTTTCTTTAGGTGCTTCATACTGATCCAACCCTGCATTTGATTTCATTGGTGCTCTATATGCAAGTGTTCTAAGTTTTGCTGGTGTAATAAGAGTATCAATAGAACCTAAAAACTCGCACTCAAACTCTGTGTTAAACTGAGATTCAGAGGTATTCTTGATTGTTTCTTCTTTCCATTTTACGTCACGGCCAGGAACTTCACTCCAATGTACCTCTATAGGAACATATGTATTCCTACCTTCCTCTGCATCTACCCACATTTTATAGAACATATTCATACCATGCGGTGTAGATACGATTATTACTTTACTTGTTTGACCAGAAGATATTGTAGGATATACTGAGGAAAAGAACTGTTCTGCTACATTAGCAGGTACGTATGCAAACTCATCAAGAAATATAATATTATAAGACCCACCCCTAACAGCACTAGCGCTTGTAGAAGAAGCCAATATTTTAGATCCATTTTCTAATTCCAAACTTCCCTTGTTCCATGTCATCACTCCTTGCTGCAACCATTTGGGTAGATGTTCGTATGCAAGCTGCAAACGTGAT